ACAACGTTGTTACCATGCGACAGATTGGGATTAGATGTTCGGATCTCGCGCCCCTTATCAAACAGCTATTCAACATGGACTATACGCACTGGTCTAAAGCAGCCGGTGCTGATCCATTGGACACGCTTGAGAGCATACGATACCTTGGACGCAAATTTGTCAAAATTGGTGGTTTCATGCGTGCCCCCCTTGAAATGCGCAGTATTGTGGAGTGCATGTACTGGACCAGAGGGAACGATTCATCTGACGTTGCGTTTATGAGCACGGTTCTGGCTGCGTTTTTAGAACTATCACACTTCGAGCAGAGTGTTTATGAAAATAATGTTAAATATATATTGTCAGTTGTCAAAGAGCGTTGTCCGGCACACATTCATGACTATTTGGTTAGGGTTAAAAAGACATACTGGGGGTTTATTGACATGTTTTATGATCAATCCAAGCGCCGTATCGAACCTGTTTACCAAAGGTACATGAATAAGGGGCTTGATGTGGAGGTGTGTGAAGCCTTTCAAATTCAATCCGGATCATTGGACAAGTCCACAGCTCAATCGTACACCACAGTTGTAGACAGTGATCACACTGATTTTACAACAAGAGCTTCCAAAAGCGCGGGTGCTAGTCAAGAGGTACAGCTAGGTGCATATCAGGATGTTGCTCCTGTTGAATCGGGAACCGTCTCTGGAGAGTTTCTTCAAACGCCGCAGACATCGTGCAACATGGAAACGTTCGATTTGGACAAAGTCATGAATAGAGAGTATGAAATCGGGTCTTACTTGTGGAACACGTCTCAAACGTCTAACACCATATTGGCAGACATCAAGTTTCCAACTTCACTCTTTGGGCAGTCATTCATAGCTGAGAAAATAGACAACTTCAGGTGGTTTCGGGCTGGCTTGCGTATCACAATCCGATGTGTGGCCAATGCGTTTTTGTATGGGAAATGCATAATGTCGTACACCCCCGGATATGTGAATGCGCTGTCTCCGTCGCCCTACACAGGGTATGCTCAATATTCAGGGCTTCCGCACGTACTCATATCTGCGTCATCTGGTGCTGCCATTGTGTTTGATGTACCGTTCATTCACCCTTGGCGGGCGTTAGATTTAACCAGTTTCCAAACTGATGAAATGGGCATATTTAGATTATCTGTGTTGAACCCACTGACGGACATTAATGGGGATGTGTCTACGGCACGCGTTTTAGTCACAGCTCAATTCGTTGAGTCGCAACTTTTTATGCCGCACTCCGACATAACCAATTCGTTTGAAATTCAGAGTGGCAACGTGGCAGAAGCAAAAGCAAAAGCAGCAAAACAGAGCTTATCAAACTCACTTGTTTCTAGGCAAATGTTCAACTCAGTTATTGAGTCAGCACGGTTTGTGTCACGTTATGCCATATCGACAGCTGTCAGGGGTATGATTGGTTTGTCCAAGCC